TGAGGATTAACCATAATGGCAAGAAGATCTGCAGTAAAAGCTGGAGAAACATTTGTCCGCTGCACACCTTCCATTACAGGAACCTCAACAATCTCACCAACACGAAGATCTGAAGCAAGTTCTGCAATAGATCTGTAGATACGACGATCAGTAGTATCCTTAAGCAAAAGCATTCCTGTTAGAACAGCATTCGTAGTATAAAGGTTAGGCAAACCGGTTCCTTTAAAGTTAACACGAGCAACAGCAATAGCGTCAATAATGTCCAAATAATCAACAACAGTAACTGCAAGACTCAAATAATGAACAAACGTTGACGTATCACCATAAATAGGACGAATCTTTGAAGGATCAATAGCATCATCATCCACACCAAACGAACGACCATCACCAACAAGAGCAGCGCGAGCAACTTCCTCATCAAGCATAAAACGCATTTCTCGCCACATCCACGCCACAACATCAAAGTCAACGATATCGACAACATCATCACGATCAAGTTTCTGTTTCTTATAAATCGTGGTGGGTTCAGTCGTACGTTTCAGCATAGCAAAGACTTGTTCTACCTTCTCGGTACCAGTAATATAACCCTTAGCACGAGCAGCTTCAGGAGTCAAATCGGCCCAAAGTTTCTTAATACGAGAAAATGGAGTATGTCTGGTAGAATTCATCCATCCAGAAACCCAACCCATACGACGAGTATCGAAAGTGGGTTCATTATCAAGAGTCTTAGCATCTGGAAAAAGGAAACTAATATTATCAATACCATACGTTCCTGCATGTGCCATAAATGCTTCTTTAAAAGAACCATATTTAGGCATGTCACTAAATACAGCAGAAGCAAACTCTTGTATCTGTGAGTGACTCAGAACAGGACCACCGTCGTTTTCGTTTTCGTTTTCAAATACATTTTTCTTCATGAAAGTTTCTCCTTCGGAATTAGATTGTGATACTTCACCATCAGCTCCTTCTACCATAGCCTGAGAGATAAGAGCATACAATACTTTCTTTTGTTCGTCATTAAACGTTTCAAGAACATCAGCAACAGTTCTTTCATCAGAAGATGAAGAATCTGCATGTATTACTACTTCTTCTTCAGATTCTTCTTTTGAAATTTTCTGATCACCATAGATAATAGCTTCATTCTCAGAAATTGTTTCACTACCATCATTATGAGCAAGAGTAACATATTCAATAAGTGCACCAGGATTTGCACCAGAAAGAACAAGACTAACTTCACGAATAGCCCCTTCATGAACCAGATTCTTTTGCTCAATCAACTTATTAGCATAGATCGATAAGGCCTCAATATCTCCATGCTCAACCAATGCTTTTCCTTGTTTACCTTGTGGTGTATCATTAAAATAACCATAAATATATACACCGTCTGCTCGATCTTCAAGCATTGCATGGCCAAGAACATTGTTTGGATCATTATGAATATGCTGCCAAACCAATGGAACTTTCATTCCATTATTCTTCTTAAATGCACCAATACGAATGGTACGACCATCAGCGCAGAGTAGACCGTACTTAGTAGCATAGCCACTAAAATCATGTTTCTTATCTGCCATTTTGAATTATTCTCCTTTACTTTTATTTACCCGATTAAGTTCATCGGTTACATCTATAGGTTTATCGGTTGCATCTATAGGTTTATCGAGTGATTGGTTCAGATTTCTATTACGAAGTTCATCTGCTCCTTTAGCTTTACTTGGTCTCCATCCTATAGCAGCACGCATATCATTAGGAGACGCAATTTCATTACGTGTTAGTTTATCTGAAAGATCAGCAAGTCTTTCTGGCGTAACGATACTAAATAAATCACGAAAATGTACAATAGATTGTCCTTGAGTAATTGCTGTTTTAGTCAAGAACTTTCTTTTCATCTCTCCAGTAATTGCAGAGACAACCGGTTCAACCATACGATTATAGTAATTTAACAGTTCTTTCTCATCAGCAGTACCACTTAATATAGCCTCGCTTATACCTAACTGGCTGTATAGCATTCTCGTTAAATATTCGATTTGGGTCATTAAGTTATTCTCTGCTGGCCGATTTAATTGTGTAATTCTTTCGGTTGCATCAGCATAACCAATACCATACTTAGAATCCTTTAATTGTGCTTCTAGATTTTTTCGTCTTTCATTTGCTTGCTGCTGTCTAGCTGCTGATTTAATAACATATGGAAGTTGAATAATAATATCAAGTTTTCCACTTCCACTTTGTTCATCAATAGAATCTAGAAGGTTTAACTTAGCAATTAACCTTTGAAGGATTGAATTCTTTTCATTCATTACTGCATAAAAAGGATTTTCTATGATTCCTATTTTTGATTTTGGAAGTGTGATTTCTTCTTTCTCACCACGATTATCATTATAAATATTCAAACGAACGTGATGAGGATACCATTGAACAATTCTTGCTGATCTCATTGATAAAATATCAAAAGCATTCTGATTAACAAGACTTACAGAAGTATCAACAGGAACTATAGCAACAACACCTTCATCAAACATAGACATAACAAGATCTCTAATAAAATCTCTATTTGTTTGGTCAATGTTTGCTGCTGTAGAAACGCATTGATTCAAACCAGAATCGATAGTTTCTAAATATGTATCGTTATCATCTATTCTAGCATGACGAATCTTAAGAGTAGAAACATCTACAGCACAACGATTATAAATTGCTCCAATAATAGAACGTTCATTACCATAAGTAAGACGTGGTCGATGTTGCGGTCTACTATAAGCAGCTCCTTTAACTTTAAATTCATCTGATGGATCTCTATCTAAAAATACATTCCAAGCAGATCGCAATCTACCAGCAAATCCACTTAAAAAGTTATTGTTCACATGCACACCTCCTTATTCAAATGCTTCTTTATGGAGTTTATATGAAATATAAGCATCCATCAATGCAGCAACATTATCAATCTTTTGATCATAACGTTTTTTTAAGAGTTTTCTATTTCCATTTGTATCTTCTAAAGTAATACAATTTCCCATAGAAAATGACATCAGTTCTTCATCGAATTCAAGCAAGTGATCTTCTGATAATTTCTTTAATTCTCCTAATGGAACCGACTCAGACTTAACACCTTGAATAACTTTTTCAATGGCATAAGGACCATTCTCTTTTTCCCACCTTTCGATAAATTCCTTGGCATTATATGTATCATAACCAACAGATCTAATATCATAACCTCTTTCTTCTATGTGTTTATCTATATCCTCGTATACTTCCATCATATCAAGAACAGTTCCTTCTAAAACTTGAAGAGTTCCTTCTTTAAGAAAATCTTCATACTTTACTCTCATAGCACTAGGAAGTTTCATCAACGTCTTCGACGAGATATAAGAACGAACTTTGATACCAAGCCCACCATTAGAAAGAGGAAAAACAAAATCGAAAGCACAAAAGTCATCTCCCTGTGAAAGATCGAAACCAAAAGCACAAGGAAGACCCCAATAGTCTCGTTTACGATGTGGAATAGTCTCCTCGTACGTGAAGAAATAAGTATAACCCTCCATAGGTATACCAAAACGCTTAGCAAGTATATCGTTGCGAGCAGCTGGAGCATTTTCAGCCCTTTCGACATCTAGTTGATAAGTTTCATATGTTACCGTCTTTCCAAGATTAGGATTTGCCTTTAACCACATATCTGGATTAGCAACTTCCTCAACACTATCAAGTCGATAATACCAAATCGAAACATGAGGATTAATATAATCTCCTTTTAAAATGTCAAGTAGTTCCATTTTAATTGTATCCCCAGAACTATTGCGAACTGTTCCTTCTGAACTAGTTGCTAAGATAAGATAATCGTCTAACTTCGATGCTCCTTGTTCAATTGCCCCAACAACATCTTCTCTAATATCTCCAGAAAGCCATTCATCAACACCAGAAATTTTTGGTCTAAGACCTTGAAGTTTATCAATAGACATTGGACGAATTTCTAGTAAAGAACCAGTAAGAAAGTTTTCTATTCCCTTTTTGGTAGATGCTAATTTAACTCGATTTGCTTTTGACCCAGTCGTGTTTTGAAGTGAACCTTCTGTAAGAAACTGAAAGAGTGGACCTCTAGCTCTTACTATGGAAGTACGAATAGGTGAGATTACTTCATCTGCTTGTTTCATTGTTGGGGCAGTAGTTATTTGATGAGTAGTAGATGTATCAACATTTAGAAAGAAATTTTGTATCAATGATAAATACATTGACTTTGCTGCGCCTCGAGCAATAATCAAATATTGTTTATTAATAAGACGCTTTTTAATTTTCTTACGAATATATCTACCCCCGTGATTTTTCTTGCCTGGTTGATATATACTTCTTTCAATAAAATAATACCAACCAAAAACTTGTTCGGCCCAAAGTTTAAAAGTATCAAGAAGGTGAAGATCACTACCATCCGTTAAGGTACATTCGTTTTCACAAAATTGAATAAAACCATCTATTGCTTTATCATCATAATATATTCCTGGATTTGCAATTAGAGCATCAATTCTATTCATCTCTAAAGAGATTTCTCTACAAACGGGAATTTCTCCTCTAATCACCTTTTCTCGAAACTCGCCATAATACTTTGGGGTGGCGATATTCGATAGAGACATTTTATTAACCCTTATTTTGATTTTTGATTTTATTTTTAACTTGTGTAAAAGTTTCAACAAAATCAGGATTTACGCGAGTACTAGCATAAGTATTAATTAATTGGCCACCAATTTTTAGTAGAAGAGATGAAATAAAACGACCACCTTTACTAGTTGATGCAGCATTAATATCTTTATACTGTTTTTCAAGACCAAGCCTCGTAATGACTGTTTTCAATTCATCATTTGAAAGTTCGGAAACATGCTTTTTTTTGATTTCTCTTGCTTTCGCATGTTCAGAACTAGCAGGACCACGTTTACGAATACCCCACTTCATACCAAAAATCCCAACATGTTGTATATATTTATCCATAATAATTAACCTCCAACATTTGGCGTGGCATATTTCAATTTAAGTTCAAGTGCTTCCTCTAGTTGCTGTCTTTGAAGTTCTCGATCCTTTTTAATAGATGCTTTTATATCCATAGGAAATGGAAGTTTTTTAATTACACTATGAAAATAATTGTCAGCTAAAACAGTATATTTATTATCTAACTTTTTCTTTTCTTTTCTCATAGTACTTAATCTTTTGTCATCAGCTTTAATCAATTGATCTTCAAGTTTACTAACAACATTATTTGTGCGATTGGTATGTTCTGTATCAGCAATCATCTTAGCAAAAACTTTTTTAATCGGATTAGCATTTGACATTCGAATTTCAGAAACTTTCTTTTCTCTCAAATTATCAATTCTTGCATATGCTTCTTTCTCGTTTTTTGTAAGCCAAGCTTGCTCTTTATCCCAAGCCTGGATCTCTTTAGCTTTGATTTGGCTTTTTAAAGATTTTACTTTAGATTTATGATCAGATATAGCTTGGCGTTCTGGATTTTGTCGATGACCCCATTTCATTCCAAAAACACCAAAATGTTTCAACGATTTTGTCATAATATTCTCCTATTTTATCGAACTTGAACGGGAATTATAACTGTTCTAGAGTCAGTCCTTCCTTGATTTGTAGTTACTTCATTTACTATCGAATATTCGACTCCATCACTACCACCAGATATCCAGACAGTAACAGACGTATCATTATCTGTTAATTCATCAGAATCTTTCACTATTCCTGCTGGAACAGTTACTGAATATGAAGTAATTAACTCTCCAGCATTTAGCCAATCACTAAAACCACTATGATTGGTTTTCGGAGCCCAATCAAATCGATAATCAAGAACTGCAGATGGATCCTTTGGCGGAAACTTATCAGTGCTTGACATATTACACCTTTATGAACCAGCTAAAGTCAAATCATAGGTAAAAGTAATAGCCTCACCAATAGCCATAGGAACAGCAGTAAATACACTTCTATCCATTAAGGTTCCAGCAGTAAGATCATTAAAAAGACCATGTTCTGAAATATTCTTAGCAGTAGAATATGTAATTGTTCCAACAGATCGATAAATATACGTTTGTGCTCCTTCAATTTGAGTTCCAGCAACACGAGCTTCACCATCCGTTGTTTCGATTGCTGTATTTGAAACATTTTCTGCAGTAGTTCCTACACCAGAATCATGGTATTTAAAATCACCAAAGATAGAACTTTCTGCTTGTAATTGATCAACAACAAAATTAATAAAAGCTGTAGTTACAAGTCTGTAACTTACAATACCATAATTTACATAACTACCATCCAACTTTTTAACAAGAATACTAAGAGATCCATAACCAACCATGATTCCAAAAATTCTGCTTATTGGAGCCACAACAAAAATACCAAACAAACTCTTAATGTATTGAAGACGGAAAAAGTTTCTAATTCTCCACATTAATGATGCTTTGGGATGACGAATAACTTTCATACTTAAATTTCCCTTAAGTCGAATATGTCCATTTGTAGTGTTCATTTTTAATCTAATTCTCCTATATCATGATTTCTTTTTTCTGATAGACTTTCAAATATACGATTTTCTTTATAAATTGAATTAATTCTGTTCTCTTTTTCTATTGCAAAAACTCTAGATAATGGTGTTATAGTATCTTCTTCTGGTAGGTTATTTAAAAGTGTTCCTAAGAAAGTTACAATCCCAGATAAATATTTTTTTATATTTTTAAGAACTGTTCCAGATAAAATTATATTTCCTATTAAATTTTTATTAATAAGTTTAATTAAATCCCCACTAAAATTAATTATTCCAGATAAATTTTTTTCTACTAATTTATTTAAAGATCCAGAAGCAGTTAAATTTCCAGATAAAAATATTTGAACTATTTCACTAGTATTAATAGAAACAGAACCAAAGAAACTTAAAAAACCACTTATATTTTTAAAAAGATCTTTTATTAAAGAACCACTAAATGATAAACTACCAGATAAACTTTTTTGAATAGATTTAGAAATAGAACCAGTAAATAAAAAACTTCCCAATACGTTTTTTTGAATAGTTTTTATTAAAGATCCAGTCAATAATAATGATCTAGATAAAAATACATTTACAGTTCTTGCTTTTGATAAATCTCCAGAATATAATAAAGTTCCTACTAGATTTTTTGTAAGGGATTTTAAAGTAGAGCCATCAAAAGATAAGAAACCTATCAATATTTTATTTAAATCCTTAATTATAGAACCACTAAAATCTAAAGATCCATTTATTATTTTATCTAATCCTTTATTTAAAGATCCTGATAAATCTAACAGTCCAAATATTTGCTTCGATACTATTTTACCTAAATTACCAGCACCAGTAATAATCCCTGATAAACTTTTATTTACTTTCTTAGATAAACTACCAGAAGAACCAATTGATCCAAACAATTTTTTTGAAACTGTCTTTATAACAGATCCACTTAAACTAAGAGATCCACCAACAGACTTTTCTACTGGACCACTAGAAAATAATCCATCAGGATCAGCTTCTGTAGATAAAGTTCCTCCCATACTAGTCCAAGGTCTATTATTACCTGATATATCTGATAGATCTGTATGTACTTTTAATTGTGTATGAAGATGAATATTACCTACTTGAACAACTGGGTCTTGTTCCCACATTTGTTGTACTAATTCAGCACTTGTAAGTTTTACGTTCCATACCATTACATTACAAACTGCTCCATTTACCCACTCCCCCCAATTAGTATTTTTAAGTAAAGCCATTTCAACTGGAGTAAAAGAAGAATTTTGTTCAGTTGTTGTATGTACAGTACCATCTTCTTCTATTACCCAACCACTACATTGATTTGCTCCTGTTCCATTTGATCCAATAGCAACATAATACCATGTATCAACAGCTAAAGCCTGTGTCCAAACCTCAGAATCACCTATATTAGTATGTAATCTTGGTAAATTGGTTCCACCAGCTCTATCATATAGAACAATCCATGTAGATCCAGAAGAATATAAACCTAGTATAGCTTCCCAACTACCATCTCCATTTCCTCTTTTCTTAAACCAGCCAGCAATTGTAAATGCTATAGGAGAAGGTAAACTAGCAGTTCTTTTTAAACCTTCAGTAGAGGCATCTTGTCTAATAGACATAATATACCTCTTTTCTAAAGAATAGTTATAGGATCAGAATATACATATAGTCTCCATTGAAACTCGGAGATCTGTCTATTAAGAGCCTCAATATGAAATGATGTAGTTGGAGGATCAAATATGAGACGAACATTTGAATACATATAACTTTTGCATAGTGCAACAATATAGGCATCTTGTGAAAATGCATTCCACTCAGTGGTATGATCTAAAATAGAAAAAACAATAACAGGACCAACACCAAGTTGATGGAGAATTGTAAATGTAGAATTAATATGGCTTATAATATCTATATCAAAAGCAGTATCTTCTACTGGAATACCTAACATCTTTTTAATTGTATTCAATATACTTTCTGCCATTTTTCTCCTTTACCAAAGTTTTGTGTCGCCAGATTTTCGAATCAGAGGAATTTGAGGAAGAAGAGATGCATCTCCATAATGAATTGCTTGATGGGTTCGATCAGAAACGCTAATTAAAAATTCCAGATTTAATATATCTTGATTTCCTTCTCTAAGATCTTCTATCCAGATAGGATTAATATGATGAATAATAATTTTGTTATGAATCTCAAATCCAGAAACACCTAAATCACAACCAGAGTCTCTAATTATTACTTTATCTCTAACTCTTTGCCAAACTAGGGAATGATAAAATCTTTGGTTAAAATATCTATCCCATCCAAATGTTTGTTTTCCTACAATTCCATTAAGTTTTAAATATTCATACCGCCCTTCAAATGTTTCTATCTTTTTTAACTGTTGATAGGATTTAATCGTCTTCATCTTCAGTTTTCTCCTCTTGACCATTATAAACTCTAAAAGCTTTTATAGCTTTATCATAAAGCTCTTCTACTTTTTTCTGAGATTGAAGTGCTTGTGTTTTGGCTTCGAGAAGTTGATTTTCTTTATCTAATTTGGCTTTTTCTAATTGAGTCAGTATAGAACCAGCTTTAAGAAAATGTGTTACCTCCTGAGAAGTTGCTGTCTTTCTTCTAATTCTCTCCTCAGCAAGATCATATGCCAATCTTATAATCTGATTTTCTCTAGATTCTATTGTTTTCCCAGGAGCCTGACGATGTTTAATCTTTTTAATTTCTTCTTTTTGCTGTTCGTGTCGCTTCGTTGGTTTTCTTGGGAAGTTTGCCATAAGTCACCTCCTAATACTTTCTCAGCCAAAAGTTTAGATGATCTTTTCCCCAGAAAACAGCAATTCGATCAAAAGTAAGATACATTAGATAAGTTAAATTCTGATTATTCCATTCTGGAGCATAACTTCCTTCTGGCCCAATAGTTACATGAGGTTCAAAATTAACAAATTCTCCATTATTCCATTTTTGGAACATTCTCCAAATCGATAAGAGTTCTGGTGTTAAAGAAAGTCTAAAAACATCAACTCTTTCGTCATCTCCCATAACATCATGTTTCATAACTTTTACTAATATTGGATTTGAAAGCATTGATATTGAAGCAACATCTTTTGCGAGTTCATTAAAGCTAGTATTTTTCAAATCTCCTGTTTCTCCAACATAAACAATAGTCATGTGTGGAGATTCTATTTTACACCAAGAATCTTCTTGCGGAATCAAAGCAACTATTACTGATGTTTCGTTTTGATCCATTTGAGTTTCCTCCTTTCTAGAATA